ATAGCTGCATTAGCGCAACAAATGGCGCAACAACAAGCGCAACAACAACAGGGTGGTATAGATGAGCAAGGGCAGCAAGGTTAATATTGGAGTTGATGGTTATCAAAGGGCAGCAAGTCAAGACTTAGAAATAAGTCAGAATGTAGCTGAAGTATTTGGCACACCAGCAGGGCAAGCTGTTTTGAAATATTTACGTTCTATAACTATAGAAATGGTACATGGGTCTAATGTCACTACTGAAGCATTAAGGCATCACGAAGGTCAGAGATATACTGTCGGCCTTATTGAAACACGTATCAATCATGCACATAGGAGTAATAATAAATGAATGATATACCAACAGAATCAAGTGAATCTACACACGGCGAATCAGAACGTGACTTTGTAGTTGCTGAAGATACAGCACCAGCTAGGCCAGAATGGTTGCCTGAGAAGTACAATAGTGGCGAAGATTTAGCCAAAGCGTATAAAGAACTAGAGTCTAAGCTAGGCACAAAGGAAGAAGATCTGCGTGCTAAGTTCCAAGAAGAGTATGATTCTACAAAAAATGCTGATCGACCTGCATCTGCTGGCGAATATGCACTGCCAGACTTTGTTGATGACGAAGAAGCTGTAGACAATGAGCTACTTAAATGGTGGGCTGAACAATCATTTGACAATGGATTTGGACAAGATAAGTTCGAAAAAGGTATTGAGATGTATCTTCAGACGATGGATGGTTCTGCTCCTGACCTCGATGCTGAAGCTGCAAAACTGGGGGAAAACTCTGATCAGCGGATTGAAGCGGCATCGATGTTCGCTACTAAGTTTTTCCCCAGTGAAACTATGCCAGCAATAGAGCGTTTATTTGAAACGCATGAGGGTATTATAGCTATGGAGGCTATACAAGAAGCTATGAAAGATGGTTCCTTTACTGGAGATGCAACACCTGCGGCTGGCCTAAGTGAAGACAGTCTAAAGGAAATGATGCAAGATCCTAGGTACTGGAGTAAGAATGACCCTGCATTTGTTCGGCAAGTAGAGGCTGGCTTTAAGAAACTTTATGGAAGCTAAGATAATAAAGCGTGGTAACTTTTACCTAACACCCTTTACTAAAGATCATGTTGAAGAGGTTATTGCTAACCTAGCACCAGAAAATGTCAGGGAGATAAATCTCCTTGGCTATCATAATGTCAGAGAATGCATTG